CCCATCTAATAATTCTAATTTTTGTGTTTTTTTGGCAGAATTTAAAGCCATCTCTGAGAAGTCTTGGTAAGACATACCCGCTAATTTAGCAGCTTCTCTAAGACGATACATTTGAGTTACTGGTATATCAAACTCACCTGTTTCTTCATTAAATGATACCGCACCTGCCGCCATATCAACCAAACTATCTTGTAAACCACCCATATCAGTCTGTGCCATATGTAATAATTGGAACGGGTCACCTAAAGCACCAACAGCTCCACCTAACATTTGGAAACCTGCAGCAGTTTCTATAGCCTTTTCAGGGGACATCATATCTTCAGCAAAAGACACAACTTGACCCATATCTATTCTTAATGATTGTGCTTGTGCAACCATTTTGGATAATCCATCAACACCACCCTTAAAGTTATATGATGCAACATATTTAATATTCTCACCAACAGTTTTCATAAAGCTAGCAACATTCAATCCGTAACTTCTAGCTTCATCACCCATTTCTTTTACTTTTTGAACGGCCATGTCAGAACCCACACCTAAGGTGTCAAAACTAACCACAAATTTAGCCATCTCATCAGCAGTTAATCCTGCAGCATGACGTACTGCCTGCATGTTAATAATTTGTTCTTCAGTAAGATATCTGGAAGTTTTTAATTCGTTGTTGATAGCTCCGAATAAATCTAAATTGTCTTGAGTTGTAACACCAAACTTAATAGTTTCAAGAGTAGCGTTAGCCATTGTAGTCTGTAATTGATTAGTAATAATTCTTCCTTGACCTATGACTGTACGAACCATATCTGCAGTTATCCTATTGATTTCCATAGCGTCATTTAAAATGACTTTAGGATTAACCGCATTTTTTAAGTCTTTTATAAATTCTTTAAGACCTACATTTGCAAGAGTAACATTTTGATTAATTTTTTCGGTAGTCTTTTCTACATCATTATCAATAAAAAACATAATTAGATTTTAACTATAAATATTTAACTACCTACTTTTATTTCTGTTCTTTTCTATTTGTTCTTCTCTCTTTGCAAATTCTTCAGATAGTTTGTTGATAAAATACTTCCTTTCAAAGACGGGCATAGTCATGAGTTCTGAGTAATTCATGTTAACATGTTTACTCAGATAGTAGAACTCATCAAGCATAACTTTTTTATAATCAGAAGAAAGGACGAAAAAACTCTGCCCCGAAAGTGATATTAACATTCACTCTTTCTCCTGACGGGGCCATAACAACTCTACTTAAATCAAGTTTAGGTTCACATTCTGACATTGTGTTTCTAATAAACTTAGAGTCGGCGATTGGTAAAGTATTAATAAATGTTGAAATCTTTTCTCTGTTCGTGTCCCCATCGATAGAAACGATATGTTTCTCCAACCTTTTAGTTACCAAAGGAACAGTAACATTCATCGGATATTCGTCTCTTAATTTACTTAATTCATTAGTATCTCCAAACGTTAAAAGTCTACAAACTACATTAACCCCTGTTTTAGGAAGATTCAACTCAAATAAACCATCAGCATTTGGTTTAATATTTGGTTGTTTAATATTCAACTCATCAAGTTGAACTGTGGTTTCAAATTTTTTGTTTGTCTTAGGGTCAATTAAATTAAAGATATAATCAGAACCAAAGGCAGTATTACGTAAGAATATTAACAATGCTTCAACATCACCCTCCAATAAGTCATCAATAGAAAAGTCAGGTTCGTAAATTTTGTTTTTAAGTAATGTTTGTACTAAGTTATCATTATTAGTTGAAATCAGAATATTTTCATCCTGAGCAGTTAGATAACCCACCTTAATAGATTTCTTTTTGTTTTTATAAAAAACACCCTGTGAGGGTAGTGGTACCACATCGTGTGGTAAATTCATATTCATTTGTCCGTATTGTTGTGCTTGGTCCATAACTATTTAAATAAAAAAACCATAGAAGTACAATGACCTCTATGGTTTAAATATATAGGTGATTGATTTTTAATCAATACTTTTTTTATATTAGTAAACCAAAATACATCTATCTGGACGTAAAGTTGCTGTAATCGTCGCAAGACCGTCCTCACTATAACCTAAACTATCAAAATTAACATCTGTTAAGAAGGTACCCTGAAGTATCCATTTCTCAACCGCCACACCTGTTGGGTCTAACATTTCTAAGTCCAAGTCTTTTTTATACCCTGCAGCATAACCCATACGACCTGTTACTGACTCAGCGTGTAGACGTACCCACTCCATCAACGCTTGTGCTGCTGAAGGACCAATTGGGTCACGGAAAGTTACGTTTATGGTATTCCAAGTGAATCTACCAGCCACATACGTAGATGTGTTTAGGAAAGGAATTTCTGTTGCCCCTATTTGGACGTTAGGTCTTGATGTTGACTCAACATACCAAGAGTTAATACCTAATGAAGAAGGAAATGATAGGATAAACCTATTCTTTCTTTTTGGTTCATAAGGAACGGGCATTTTCATTAATAAATCAGCCATTGTATTTTGGTTTTTATGTTCTTAAGTTTATTTTATTATAAATATCAACTACAAAAGTTTTTCTATTTACTTTTATTTATTTTTCTGTAATCTCCTCTAGAAAGAAATTAAAAACTAGTTTTTTAAACTAATTTCTTATCTCCTCCTTTAGTTAAATAGGTTTTTACAGGATTATCTTTATACTCTTTATCTAAATAAGCTTTAATAGTATCTACATTCTTTGGGTCATCGTCTGAAAATCCAATTTGTGGTTTTACTTCTTTATCTAATTCAGGTACAAAGTTATTTTTTACATCGTTCTTAAAGAAAGCCTTTTTTCCTAATCTCTCACTCATTTCTTTTACATAGGAAATAAAGCCACTTAAAGCTTTAATTTTACCCACCTCAGGGTTCGCAGCACTACCCTCACCATAAGTTACAGGGTGGTACTTGTTTAAGTCCAAGTAATCATTAATCATAATTGATGCATCTTTTTCATCGTCACCCGACATATTTCTATATTTTTTCAGGTTTTCTATTAATGATTCTTTACTAATACCGTTGTGGTCTGTTACAATCATATTATAAATTGCTTCACGAAGAACTGACGGTGTGTGACCTCTAGCAGTGATTATTGAAAAAATCGAACCACCGTTAATTGCTTCCACAAAATCATTCCACGATGGACCTGGTTTTGCCATCATCGAGTCAATAATAAATGCACTATCACCTTTAACACCAAAATTTCTATATGGGTCGTCAGCGTAGTTGACAATGTTTTTACCCTTATATTCAAAAGGTTCAACACCAATTAATCCTCGATAATCTGCAAAGTCCTCTGTAGACATACCAACCTCTTCGTCATTATCACTTAAAAGAATGATTTGAGTGGGCATCGTAACAATATTGTCGTCCCAATCAAAAGCATAATACTTTAAGTCAGGGTTACCTTCGAGGTCAAACCCTTCACGAAGTTGTTTTTCTTCGTAAAACTCTTTTATAATCCTTCTAATAGACATATAATTCTATTATTTTTGATTAAGTTTTTCAATTAATCTTTCTAATTGAGCCTCAGAAATAACAATGTTTTGAGGTTTTTTAGAGAAAGATTTTTTTCCGTCAGATTTAATATCTAACGTCTCGTTAAGTACTTTTTTCTTAAATTCCATGTTCTTATTTTTGTTTAAACGTTTAAATGGCTAATGGGGACCACCGTAGTAGTCCCCATGTTATAAATATATTGAGTGATTAAATATCCTCAAATGATGCACCTGTTGGTGTAATTAAGAATTCAATATCGATGAATTCAAGTGCTCTTGTCGGTTTCAAGTAAATTTTACCTGTTAACGTATTAGAGTCTAAATCCTCAGGTGTGTTAGAAACTGTTACTCTAAAGTCAATCAAACCTCTGTCTCTTCTAATTGAATCCAAGATAGGGTTAACTGAATCTAAGAACTCTTGTCTTACTTGTTCGTCATTCTGTTCGAATAATAATCTTACAGCCACTGCTGAGATTAACTTACGAGCTTGTAACAACAATCTTCTAACGTTTATTCTATCAAGTGCAGATTCTCTAACTTGTAGAGTTTTGTTACCCCAAATTACCGTACCCACATCTGAGAATGTTGCAATTGGATTTAATCTACCTTTATATAGAGTGTCTCTATCTTCTTGAGTTAACTTCTTACGTGCTTTAACCGCATTTACCAAACCTCTTGTGTAACCCGCAGATGCGAACCAAGGGAATGCAATGTTATCTGTCAACGCTAAGTTTCTTACTACCTGAGCTGTCGGTGGTAAGTAGATTTGAGTGTTGTTTACAGAATCTCTTGTTAAAATCCAAGGGTAGTAAGTTGCAGTATAGTTAGAATCAATACCTGTTTCTTCTAAGTTATCTACAGCTTCCTCAGGATAAATAAAGTTAGTGTCAAAGTCACCTAACGTAGGAGTAAACATTTGATAATCAGGTGTAGTACAGATGTAGATAGAATCT